TTACGATTTACATAAAGATCAAAGAAAAGAATTAACATTTGAAGTAAAGGTATAATATAAAATGACTAAACAAGACGCAGAAAAACTAGGTTGGAAGTTCTCACAGTGTGAAACCACAATAGAAAAAGGGCATGAAATATATATGCTACCTAATAAAGAGACGGCTCTAGCAGTGATAGCAAAGAGGGAAACGAATGTCTCTATGGGAATTGTTAGAAAGGATTAAAAAAATGCGCTGTAAAATATGCGATAAGAACTTGACAACTGTAGAAAGTACTATTAAGTGTAATCATACAAGTGAATTTTTAGATACATGTGGGGAGTGTAATAGTGATATATATGCCACACTTTCTGAATTTGAATACGAAATTAAAAATATAGGTATTGACAGTAAACAGGATAAGGTTTAATATACTTAAGTGGTCTTGAGTTATAACTTTAATCTTTAACTTTGATTAGTTTAATTATTAAAGTGACACTTAAGACCACTTAAGAGAAGGTAATGATTAATTTAAAATATAGCCGTTGTAGGATAATTTAGGGGTAGTTCCCATGTTTACGGGTAGTTACTAAATTGGCTAGATCAAGCAAAAAAGGCCTTAGTTCTTACGACTATCGAAGTATCGGGTAGTGCGGCTATGCTTTAAATTAATTATGAGGTTTTGATTATGTCTAAAACAAGACAAAAAAAAGTAGTTAAAAAAAGAAATCCTGAAAAGGTAGTTATGGATAAATTTTATAGGCCTAGTATTTTTAGGTCTCATAAAAGAGAGTTCTTAGCTAAAGAGGCGCAAAAAGAAATTGACAACTACAAAGAAGGGTATTAATATGCTTGATAATATGCTGGTAGTAGATTTATTATGTGAACGTGGGATAGTTCTAAAAGATATGGCAGATGTAGCTAAAGACCTACATGATAAATCTACAGAATATGATATTATAACTGATTACATGGTTTTTTTAACCAAGGTGACACAAGACGCTTACATGGCGGCAGAGGCTGAGGCTGCACATGAGGATTTTAAAAGAGCACACAGTGACTACCCAAAAGGAGTGAATTAAATGGTTAACTTGACAAATCAAGCAAAATGGGACCTTGTAGGCAACTATTACAATGATAATGGTGATGCCTGTGACGAGTGCCAACACTTTGAAAAGGTGTTTTACTCAGATACTGGGTGGGAGTATTCTTGTGCGCTCTTACAGAGCACTTATGATGACCCTGAGGAGTGTCTAGGGTTTAACTACATGCTAGAATGTTTGGAGGATGAGTTAGAAGATGCCTAAATTTTTGATAAAATGGTGGTCTAAATTATTTAAAGTAGAAGATTTTAATACGCGAACCTTAAATTTAGATACTTCCACCACTAAAAGTAAACAACTAGAAAAGGTGCAACATGCAGCGCGATTTATTCATTAACACAGAGCTAGAGAAATGGTGGGATGTTGATATACAGAATGCCAGTGTAGGTGAACTTGTAAAGAAAGGAGATAAGCTGGCTGATCTTACGTGGAGTCTTTTAAGAGAAAATCATAAATTAAATGTTGACTTATTAAAACTATCAAAGTAAACTAAATATATAACAACTGATAAAGGATATATAATATGATTACAGAAGGCATTGCTGCATTTGTTAACTTGTCAGAGACTGAGCGTTACAATGGTCAAGACACTGGTAAGTTTTCAATAGTTATCAACATGGACCCTGATGAGGCTGCTAAGGTAGAGGCTGCTGGTATTAAGGTCAAGGAGTATAAAAACCAGCCTCAACGCAAGTTTGCATCTAAATTTGATGTGCAAGTGGTGGACGCAGAAGGGGATCAGATTAGTAAAAACGTCCCTTATGGTTCTAAAGTACGAGTGATGTGGGAAGCAGGGGAGCCACACCCTACCTACGGCACTACAGCCTACCTTAAGAAGGTTAAGGTGCTAGAGATGGCTGAACACAGTGGAGAAGATGACGAGGACTTCTAGTATACACGCTGGGTAGTGACCAGCTAGTCGGCAGTCCAAACTGTGACGATAGAAGCGGGTTCAAGACCCGCAGACAAGGGCTTGCTCAGATGAGCCGGAGATAGGCTTCGTTAGTTAGGTGTGTGGAAGTTTTAAAGAAGCACACCTAACCCTATATTTTAAAAGAGGAGTTTAATAGATGAACATTTATAGAACAAAACCACTGTTAAAAGTAGCCCACTGGTTAGTTAAGTTAGATAATTGGCTGTGGCAAAAGGCTTGGAGTAGAAAATCATGATTGTTATTGTAGTAGTGGTATTTAGTACGCTGTTCTTAACAGACAACCAAGAATTTTTTAACAAGGCAGATCAGGATATTAAAGCAGGGTACACTTGGCACTACGTAGGAGAGCAAAACCCTGATTCTAATTCTCTTGCTATTACATCACAAGCAGATGGGGATACACCTAAGATATATTGGAAGTTAAAAAAATGACAAGTCCTCTTGATTTTATGATGTTAAATGGTACTGGTTCAAATGATGATGCAGTGAACCACCCTAAACACTACAACCATAATGAGTATGGTATTGAGTGTATTGACGCTATACAAGCCAGCATGAGTAAAGAAGAGTTTAGAGGTTATCTCAAAGGTAATGCCCTTAAGTACCAGTGGAGATATGGTTACAAAAGTAAACCAGAAGAAGATTTACTCAAAGCTAAGTGGTACTTAAATAAATTAATAAATGAGGTTAAAACTGATGTGGATTAAAATCATACTTGCTCTGTTTGCTATATTTATGCTTGTAATACAGCATGACAAATATGCTTATGGCGAAGAAATAGAACAGACTGAGCTTGATTGTTTATCTGAAGCTATCTATTATGAAGCTAGAGGTGAAACATTTATGTCACAACTAGCAGTAGGTACGGTCATTATGAATAGGGTTAGGGTTGACACTTTCCCTGATACAGTGTGTAATGTAGTACACCAAGGTTGTCAGTTCAGTTATTACTGTGACGGCCTACCAGAGAAAATGTTGGACAAGGTAGCAAAAGAAGTATCATATGATTTAGCTCGCTTTGTTCTTTCTGGTGCGTCTATCTGGGGACTTAGGAAAGCTACACATTACCATGCTTTTTATGTGAATCCTTACTGGGCTGATGTTTTTACTTTGATAAGGAGAGAAGGATCACATTTATTTTATAGTATTAAAGAGGGTTAAATGAAAGAACATAAGGACTCAAAGGTAATAGGTAAGAAGCCTTGCCCTAAATGCCGCACTAAAGGCGAGGACAGGAAAGGCGATAACCTAGCAGTATACGATGATGGTCATGATTATTGTTTCAAATGTGGCTTCCTTCAGTTTGATAAAGAAGAAGCTGTAAACATTAAACCTAAGAGGACACTAGAGATGACAGGCGAATATGGTGCAATTAAAGATAGGAAAATATCAGAGGCGGTAGCACGTAAGTATGGTGTAACTGTAGAGTATGAAGGCTCTGTTATAACAAAACACCACTACCCTTACTGTGACATCGTTACTGGTGACACTGTAGGCACTAAAGTAAGGACAGTAGCTGGTAAACAGTTCTATGCTACAGGCACGTTTGACAAGACAGGCCTCTTTGGACAACAGGTATGCCGTGAGGGTGGTAAGTACATCACAGTAACTGAGGGTGAGGCTGATGCCTTAGCAGTATCAGAGATGTTCGATGGTAAGTGGCCTGTAGTCTCTTTGAAAACAGGCGCAGCTGGTGCTCTTAAAGACATCAAAGAAAATCTAGAGTTCCTTGAGAGCTTTGAGAATGTAGTGATTTGTTTTGATATGGACACGGCAGGTGAGAAAGCAGTTTCTGAAATCCTTCCTTTGTTCTCTCATGATAAAGCTAAAGTAGTCACGCTCCCTATGAAGGATGCTGGTGACATGCTTCAGTCTGGTAAGATTAGAGAGTTTATTAGTGCATGGTGGGACGCAAAACCTTATCGCCCAGTAGGTGTAGTTAGTTTTGGTGATGAGGAATGCTGGGATGCCTTTGTCAAAAGAGGTACAGAGGAAATCATTCCACTACCTGCAGCCTATGGTGCTCTTAATGCTATGATGAATGGTGGCTTAGCAGCTGGTGAGGTTACTGTCGTTGGTGCGTTAACGTCTATTGGTAAAACCACTATGCTTTATAACCTACTGTATGATATGGTGCTTCAGTCTAATAAGAAGATAGGAGCCGTGTTCTTAGAGAGTGACTTAGGAGAAACTATTGAGAAGATAGTGTCTCTACATAGTGGAGAGAATATCAGCCTAGTTCCACAGGATAAGAGGGACAACAGCGTGTATCGTGAGTTCTTCAATGACTTTGCTAATAAGGCTAATGTCCATATTCTTAAACACTTAGGGTTTTCAGACGTTGATGCCTTGTTTTCTAAGATGCGTTGGATGGCAGTGGGTGATGACTGTGATGTAATCATCCTTGATCCTCTCCATGCCGCTGTACGTAGTAATGAGAATGGTCAGATTGATGAGTTCATGGATAGATGTCTTAAGCTGGCTAAAGAGACAGGTGTTAGTATAATTATTATTAGCCACATGCGTAAGCCTAATGTTAAAGACCCTCATGATGTTAATGAGTATGACATGAAGGGTTCTGGAAGTATTAATCAGATAGCCTTTAACACTATACTATTAAGTAGAGATAAGATGTCAGACGATGAGTACACAAGGAACAGTACCTTAGTGCAGCTAGTTAAGTGCCGCCGTACTGGACGTACAGGACATGCTGGATGGTTATACTATGAGGAAGGCACTGGACGCATGGTGGCGGGATCACCTCCAGCTATAAAGGCAATAGAAGATGAAGAGTTCTAATCAAACTACTATTAGAGGAAGGCGAAGAAAAGATACTTACATTTTCAACAAAGTCAAAGGAAGTTGTGAGTTATGTAATAATCAATGGCCTTCAGATGTGTTATGTTTTCATCACTTAGACCCTGATACAAAACTTATGGAATTAAATGCTAAAACATGGGGCAGTAGAAAACTAAAAATTCTCCTTGATGAAGCTGAAAAATGTGTTATACTTTGTATGAACTGCCATACTTTAGAGCATAAAGCCTTAATGAGAGGTGAGAGTTTACTAGATGACAAAGAAGCTTATAGTAGATATAGAAACCACAGAATTAAGCGAGAGGAAGGTGGATCACATTTGGATGGTTGGGACTATGGATTACCAAACAGGACAAATGAAACACTTTTTAGACCCACACAATGAAGTAAAGGAGATACAAGAATGGTTAAATCAATACGAAGAAGTTATGGGACACAACTTTATAGGCTTCGATGCTATGGTCTTAAGGGATTTGTTAGGTATAACGTTGGACTCTCAAACTATTACAGATACAATCGTACTCTCAAAACTTTACAATCCATCTTTGGAAGATGGTCATTCATTAGGAGCATGGGGTGACCGTCTCAAGTCTCCTAAGGGAGATCATAATGATTGGACAAAGCTTACGCCTGAAATGGTTTCTTACTGTGAACAAGACCTCAGAGTTACTGCTAAGCTTTACGACACTCTTATGGAACGATTGGAGGAGTTTGGAGATGAGTCTGTATTATTGGAACATAAAGTTCAGACGATTGTTACAAAGCAAATTGAAAACGGCTGGTCTTTGGATCAAGGCTCAGCTTGGACGCTCATCGCTAGACTAAAAGAAAAGAAGATGGAGTTAGAGGACGAGGTTAGAGCAAAATTTGTACCACTACCAAAGTTTGTTAGTGACATTGTTCCTAAGTATAACAAGGATGGTAAGTTATCTGTAAGAGGTATTAAGTTCCTTGGTGATTCCTATACTAAGGTGTGGGGAAACTTCTCTAGGATTTCCTATCCTGAATTTAACTTAGGATCACGCCAACAGATATCTAAACATCTACAGTATTTTGGTTGGAAACCTACAACCTTTACTGAAAAAGGTCAAGCTATAGTTGATGAGTCAGTGCTCGTTAAAGTTACTGAAATACCAGAGGCACAACTGATAGCAGAGTTTTTATTAGTGCAAAAAAGAATAGCTCAGGTTACGTCTTGGGTTGATGCAGTAGAAGAAGATGGTAGAGTTCATGGCAATGTTAACTCTTTAGGGGCCGTCACAGGACGTATGACACACAGTAGTCCTAACATGGCACAAGTACCAGCCTCCTACAGCCCTTATGGACATGAATGTCGTTCATGTTGGACTGTTCCTAAAGGTAAGAAGCTAGTAGGTATTGATGCTTCAGGGTTAGAGTTAAGAATGTTAGCACATTACATGAATGATGAGGAGTATACTAATGAAGTTATTAATGGAGACATACATACAGCAAACCAGAAAGCAGCTGGACTTGACTCAAGAGACACTGCTAAAACTTTTATCTACGCATTCCTATATGGTGCTGGGGATGCCAAAATCGGCAGTATTGTCGGAGGTTCAAGCAGAGATGGAAGCAGACTTAAAAGTAAATTTCTCAAGAATACGCCGTCACTTAATAATCTTAGAACGAGAGTTACTCAAGCAACGGAACGAGGGTATATTAAAGGAATTGACAACAGAAAGATAAGGATTAGAAATGGATATAGTGGACTTAATTTTTTACTTCAATCTGCTGGTGCGATCATTATGAAAAAAGCCTTGACTATTTTAGATGAATACGCTACTATATATAAGATAGATTATAAAATAGTTGGAAACATTCATGATGAGTTCCAAGTAGAAGTTGAAGAAGATAAAGCAAAGAAGTTTGGTTGGTTAGCAGTAGAGTGTATTAAAGATGCCGGACTTAAGCTTAACCTTCGTTGTCCTTTAGATGGCGAATATAAAATAGGTGATACATGGGCAGAAACACATTAAACACATTAGTAGCAGACATCTACAAACTAATGAAAGATAAAAACTCAGCTAAAGGTGTAGACACTGAAGCAGAGATTGAGAAGTTTGGCGAGAATATGAAGAGCTTAATGCGTAAAGAGTTTCTTCCCTCAGTAGGTAACTTTGCAAACAGAGGTGGACTACGTTTATCAGCTGTTGGTAAGCCTGAGCTACAACAATGGTTCTCAGTTAATAGGTTTGTTGGTGAAAAGATCAACTCCTCTACATTAATAAAATTTATGTATGGTCATATGATTGAAGAGATGGTACTACTCTTTACTCGCTTATCTGGACATGAGGTAACTGATGAGCAGAAGAAGTGTAAGGTAGGTGGCATCACTGGACACATGGACTGTAAGATAGATGGAGTTGTCGTGGACGTTAAGTCTACCACTAAGTTTGGCATGACAAAGTTTGAGAACGGATCACTAGCTGCTCATGATGACTTTGGTTATGTTGATCAGATTAAAGCCTACGCTCATAGCGAAGGAGAACGTAAGTGGGCTTGGTTAGCTATGGATCGTGACAGTGGTAAGCTTGCAGTGCTTCAGTATGATCTTAATGACACTGAACATCCTTACTATGACTATTACAAAGATGACATAGAAGAGCGTGTAGAACATGTAAAAAAGTCTACAGGAGGGGATTCCCGTCCCTCTCCATGCTCATACCCAGTAGAAGACGGGAAATCAGGCAACTTAAAACTCTCTACTATGTGCTCTTATTGCCAGTACAAAAAA